CGTTGATTTGTTGGTGTTGCCAACCGTAGTCACCCTGGTTGACAGCTAGTTTATATTTTTGTCCCAGGTATTCGGTGTGTGAGTAGACCAGTATTTCGAGGTCGCCGTGAATTTGCCTCGCCCCCTCGATTTTGGAAATCACAGATTTCGTCAATCCATTTATCCGTTTCCAACGGTCGCTGCCGGAACCGATACATTCTGCGTCTTCAACTAAAACTGCTTTGATTTTTGACATTTTCTTTCCCTCTCTTGTTCGGGATGGGGCTTGATTGCCCCCGTCCCCTAGCCCGTGATTACCAGGGGCAAATTTCTTTGGCCAATATTTCGAGTTCTGCCAATTCGTCTTCGAGTCTGTTCCGGCGGGCGTCGTCAGAGGGGTCCGAACTGATACCATTAAGGATGCGCACGATTTTTGACATTCGGTTGTCAACGCGGTCCCATTTATCAAACGCTGATCCTTTGCTGTCTACGTTGCGGTAGGGGTTGTATCCGCCGGCGTTACCCTCGTTGTACAGATTGTCGTAGCGTTTTTCGTTGTCCATGTTGCCCTTTTCTGTGTTTGTTGTGGTGTCCATAACTCTATATATAGTGGGTTTCGGACCCCCTGTCAAGTCTTTTTACAAAATAAAATAAAAATAGTTTTTCCCCCTCTATATCATTAACTAGGGTGCGCTGAAAAACGGTATTTGAAAGTTGACTCCGCCCCGACTGTCTGGTAAAAGCAAGAGATAGACAACGCACACCGATCTAAAGAGAGGGAAAATCGTGGATAAAATAGACTGTCGAGAATGTACCCATTTCGCGTACAAAAAGAAGAACCCTGGAAGTTTTGCCCCCTTTCCTGTTTGTCGCCTCGACCCTGCTACCTACCCAGAGGGCCACTACTGGGAGGAGTACCCAGAACCGCATAGAGCGTGTGGGGGACTGTCTTTCACCCCCAAACCTGGGGCCGAAGAAAAAGCGGAAACTCCCGGGCCAGGGGGGACAGAAGCGCCTGAGAGATGGCCGCGATGCCCCAACTGCGATCGCTTGGGGAGTCAGCTCGTAACGGACGGGCCGCGAAGGTTCTTTTGCTCGGCGTGCAAAATACCCCTGCCAGCCGCGCTGGCGTGCAACGCTGAAATCCTGGCAACCGCTATTTCCGATGGTGATAAAAATGACGACTGAAGAGACCCGAAAGAACCTAGATTTTCTGATCGCGGTTGCCGGATCACAGGTTGGCCTGGCCACTGTCCTAGGGGTGAGCGCCCAAAATATCCGAGACTGGCACAACAGGGGACGAGTCCCCCTGTATGGGGCCCTGTTGATCCGTGCCACGATTTCAAACCTGCTACCCGGTCACATACCCGCCCCCGGAGAATGGAGGCCTGAAACCCCCGCATCGTATTGGGACCGGGCCTTGAGGGGACCTACTTTTGGGGAGGCGATAGCCCGCGCCCTCAAATACCACGGTACCGCCGAGTATTATAAATCCAGATTGTACCAATTTTCCGCGGCTCTCAATACGTCGTTAGTTCGGCCAGACCCCAAAACGGCCAATTAAATGGGTGGCCCAGACTACCAGCCCTACCTAGAGAGGGCCCGGCGGTTGATACCGTTGCGGGGAAAAGTGCCCCGAGACTCCACCAACTGGAGAACCCGGGAATACCTCACTGAGAACGTAAGACACGCTGTCAAAAGTGGATGTAACCTCGGGTGGACGATGGGCCCTTGCGACGTGGTACTCGACGTCGACCCCCGCAAGTGTTCAGCGGCGGGGGTATGGGCCCTTGACGCCCTGGAAAAACTGAGAAAAGACTGGCCCGGCATCGATGAAGCCCCCCTCGTGTTGACCGGCGGGGAAGACCGAGGTCTCCATTTTTATTTGCAGCTACCCGAGGGCCAATCCGTACACAACCCTCTCGAATACGCCCCCCTCGATTTCCGGCACCACGGGCAATACGTCGTGATTGCGGGGTCCGTGCATCCCGACACGGGGCGGGAGTACGCTTGGGACCTACTGACGGACCCCAGCGCCCCCGGGATGGAGATGCCCCCCTGGTTGTGCTCAATGATCAAGGCGAGCCCTCACCCCGCCCCAACGACCCAAGGGTCGAGGGGAGGGTCGGGGGTCCGCCCATTTTCGGAGGTCGAGGGCCTACTATCCCAGGTCGACCCGACGACAAAGAGCGACTACAGCGAATGGCTGGAAATCGGGATGGCGGTGCACGCGGGGACCGGGGGAAGTGGAGAGGGTCTGGCGCTGTGGTCCGCCTGGTCCACCTCGGATCCTGCCTACTCGGACGCGGGGGACGTGTGCGCCCAGAAATGGGACAGCTTCGAGGCGACCGCGGGCGGGATCACGGTGGCATCGCTGGCCCAAGCGGCGAAAGGCGCGGGGGGAACTGCAGCGGTCCGGACAAGCGCGGCCGAGGATTTCGACGGGGTACCGATTCCCACGATACCCGACGCGCCAACGGTCAAGCCCCGAACGGACCTGGTGACGGATTGGATACACGAAAGGGTAGACCCCGCGCCCCCCACTGTAGACCTGGACGCCCTGGTGGGTGAGGCTCATCGCCGTTTCTCCCTCGGCGATTGGGAGCGGATCCGCGTGGCGATAAAGAGGTCAATCGGCGTGTCTCTCAAAGGGCTTGACAAAATCTATGCTCGCATTGAGCAGCTGGCGAAGGCCCGCGCCAAACGTGACAAAAGTGGCGACGATGAGTTGACGGATTATGGAATCGAGGTTGCGGAAAAAGCCCTTGAAATGTTCTGGGAGAAGGGGGCTTATTTATTGCACGCCCAGAACCAGATTTTCTATGGGTTCTGTGGCACCCATTGGGCGGAGGTCCCGCCGAACGTGATTGACCGCCGTTTACTGGAGGCCGGGGAGGTCTTGAAGGCCGAGGGCCTAGAATTTCGACCCAGCAGCGCCCTGTCTACCGCTGGTCGGGTCCTAAGCGCCCGTTGTACTCAGTTAACGGACGTCCTGGGGCTGGCCAATCCGACGCCGCCGGCCGTCGTCAACACCCGCAGTGCGGAGGTCTGGATTGGGGCCAACGGCGGGCCGCCCGCGGTGAAGAAACACAACCCCAAATCGTACCTGATGTCTGTTTTGGACACTGAATACGACGCGGCGGCCACGTGTCCAATAATGGACCAGACTTTAACGAACATTTTTCGGGACAACGCAGACCCCGCAGCCGTGGTCCGCCATTGGTGGGAGTTTGCCGGGTACACTATCCAACCGCGCAAAAATATCCCGGCGTGGTGGATGTTCTATGGGGACGGGTCAAACGGGAAGTCGTTGGTGACTGCGGTCCTTGGCGCCCTGCTTGGCAATGCCGTCTTGCCCAGGGCCGTTGCGGACTTCGCGGACACGGGGCGCAATAACCACGCGGTGGCCTCGTTGGTGGGTAAACTCCTCGTGCTCGATGACGACTCCGAGACCACCACGTTGCTGCCCGAGTCCGCTTTGAAGAAACTGTCTGAAGCCAAGCTGATGGAAGCCAACCCGAAGATAAAAAACGCTTACAATTTTACGTCCTGCGCCACCCCGGTAATTTGTATCAACGGGTGGCCCAAGGTCCGGGATCTGAGTTGGGGTATGCTTCGGAAGACCTTCATTATCCCGTTCCGTCGTAAATTCAAGGAGGACGAGTCAGATCTGAATCTGAAATATCAGATATTGGAAAACGAGCTGCCCGGCGTCTTGAACCGGGCTCTTGAGGGATATGCGCGGTTGAGGGTTCGCGGTCGGTTTGACGTACCCCAGGAGTGTGAGGAAGCCAAGAGGGACTGGTTGCGACTGGCCAACCCGACGGTTGATTACGTCCACGCCCGCACGGACAGCGGGGAGGAATTCGTGACTCGGACTTCCGAAGTGTTTGAGGACTACCGCTTGTGGTGCAAGGATTTCGGCGGGGTCAAGTACTCGTTGAGCTTGGGACGTTTTGAGGTCGCTTTGATGCAGATGGGCTACCGCGCCCACAAGGTCGCAAACGGGGTCAGTGTACTAAAGGGTATCCGGTTGAAAGAATCAGCCGTTGAATACTAAGGAGGAGAGGGAATAGCATGGGAAACGTAGGACAATCGAGAAAATTAATCATCGAAGAAATCGCGGCTGTGCAAGAAATGCTTTTGGCGAAAAACGAGGCGTATGGCGACTCCGCGCTGGACCCGGTGCGGATTTTCAGCAAGGCGGACCCTATCGAACAGATATATGTTCGAATAGACGACAAACTGTCCAGGCTTGCACGAGGCGGGGATTTTGGAACTGAGGATACCGAGTTTGACTTGATCGGGTACCTCATCCTTTTGCGGGTGGCCCGGGGAATGCGGAGATAACATGTTGAGTCCGAGCCCAGAACAAAGAAAACATCTTTCCGACGTGCACAGCGCGGCTATCGCTGCTTTCCGAGAGATCGATGATGTCGAGACAATGTGGGTAACGAAGGGAGGGGGGCCGGGGCAATTTTGGGTGAGCTATACCACCGTGTCTGGCTCGGCTTTACCCTCGGCAGCCCTTGATGGGTGGGTGGAGACTATGGTTCCAATCAATTATTTAGCCAATTTTAGTCATGCCAAGAGAGGGGAATGAGGAGATGACATGGAAAAGATGAAAGTCAGTTATCTAGACATGCACGGGGAACTCGTCAAAATCCTGCCACCTTGCGCGGGGGAGTCCACCCCTGTCGCGGTTATCGTAGCGTCCGATGGGCGCTTTGATTGTGTGAGTGTTGGGCTCCTGCGGTCACAACAGAGCGAGGTCCCGCGACTACAGACCCTAGAGCAATGCCTGTCTTGTAGATACTACACCAATAGCCCGCAGTCCCCTCATTGCTCCCATTGCACAGTTCGTCCGACCAACTGGGTATCAAAAAGTGATTAACGCCATCTTAGACGGTCGCTGGTTAAAGCTGCCCCCGTCGGACGTGACGACCCCGCGGTTGCCCGGCCAAACTCGGTATTGGGTTGAGTACAGCGCCCGCACCAAAGCCGACGTTTTGAGGGGGTATCGTGCGTTTGGGAAGATGCCGATTGAAACGGGGTACAAGTGCCCGCTGTTAACAAAATTGGAGAGGTGGCAATGAAAAACTTAATAAAGGACCACGGCGCGGCGATAATGCGAAACGAGGTATTAAACAGCAAAGAGACAAAAGAACCAAAAGAAGCTTGACAACCTCGAATAAGCGTTGTATTTAACTCAGGACAAAAAACCGCTGGAAACCCCGGCAACACAGAAGAGGGAAAAACATGATAATCAAACTGGAACTTGACACCGGGTGCCTAGGGGCTTTGGACGCCCCCGCCCTACATGCCGTCGCCGCCGTCGTTGAAATGCTGTACGACGACAGCCGGAAGCCCATTACGGGAGTTGGCCCCGAGCCCGGACGCCGCCCGAAGGCCGAACCCAAACCGGAGCCAAAAGCTGACCCGAAACCGGAGCCAAAAGCTGACCCGAAACCGGAGCCAAAAGCTGACCCGAAACCGGAGCCAAAAGCTGACCCGGAGACCAAGGCCGAAGCAAAACCCGATACCGACGCCGACACCGAAAATCCCCTCTCTGAGTTTGTAAGGGGCGTTTTGGCAAAGACAGAACCAGCGACATACGCCGAGGTTAGGGAGGCTGCCGCCGTCCTTAAGAAGCACTCAACCCTTGACCGCAACGGGACGGCGGGCGTGATAGCCCAGGCGCTGAAGGGCGTTGGGGTGAAGACCGCCACGGAGCTCAACGAGAGCCTAAACGCCGGTTTCCTCGAAAAACTGCTTGAGTTCGCAGAGGCCGAAAATGCTTTTGCCTAAAAACGTAGAATTTCTCTTGCGCCCAAGCGCCTCTAGCCGGTGGATGAACTGCCCGGGGTCCGCCGTATTCGCCGCTACACTGCCCGAGGAACCCGCAGGAGAACCCGCGATTGAAGGATCCGCCGCTCACGCTTTGGCCGCAGTGAGCCTAGAGGTGGCTGCGGGAATTCTCGTAACCGTGCCAGCCGGGTTTTTAGTGCCCCTGGCGGAATCTGGGGGTCTCCTTATCAGTCAAGCGGTCCCCCGTGAATATTGGTATGATGAAGAGGACCCCGAGGAGTCCGAGCGGATAGGGGACATCCAGATAACCGAGGAAATGGTCGGACACGTGTCGGCGTACGTCGATTATGTGATGGCCCTCGTTGACGAGGCGGACCCGTTGGGGGAGTGCCCCCAAAGTCTCTACGTCGAGACAAAAGTTGCGATGCACGGGCTGCCCGTGGAGGGCACGGCGGACGCGATCGTCTTCGGGCCCAACGTGATCCACGTCATCGACTTAAAGTATGGTCAAGGGATCGAGGTCAAAGCGGTGGAGAACACCCAGGCCATGATCTACCTGATGGGTGCTCTCGACACCCTGGGCCCCCCGGTTCAGCCCGAGAGCCGGACGATCCATATTTTCCAGCCCCGTGGACGTGGCGAGTGCCCGAAGGTCTGGGAACCGTCTATCGTTGACCTGACGTATGCCAGGGGTGGCGTCATGAAAGCGCACAAAGCAATCGAGGAGGGGGAAGCACAGCACGTACCGGGTGAGCACTGCCACTGGTGCCCCGGCGCCCGCCCCGACGTATGCCCTGCGATCGAGTACGCCATCGAATTCGCAGCCGAGGCGGACCCCCTGGACACCACGACTGACAAAGCGGCCGACATGCTGCGTTGCAAATGGGGGGTCGAAGAGTATTTCAAGGCCTGTGCTGCCACCGTTCGAAGTGCCCTAGAAAACGGGCAGGATGTCGACGGCTGGAAGCTCGTGGAATCGTACGGAAACGCGACTTGGGAGGACAAGGGAGCCGCCGAGAGGTACTTCGCCCGGGGCGGTATGAAAAAGATCGCTTTCGAATCCTTGTTACTCCCCCCTGGACGCCTTAAAACAGCGATGAAATCCGCAGGGCATAACCCCCAAATGGTAGATAAACGAACCCACAGGCCCTACAAAGGTCTGGCCCTAGTCCCCGAATCAGACAAACGAGACGCGGCGAAGAAATCGACCGCGCAGGAGGATTTCCATGAGTAACCCTAATTTAGTGATAACCCCAGCCTTTCGACTCAGTTTCCCCTCGCTGTACGAGCGGAAGAAATTCGTCGGGGAGGAGGGGGAAGGCGCGTATGAGCTCACAATGCTCTTACCCAAAGAGGGATCAGACCTAAAAGCGATGAAAGCGGGCGCTTCCCGTGTGACGAAAGAAAAATTCCCGGATGGGACGCCGAAGAAATTTCGCAGCCCTTTCCGCGATGGGGACGATGAAGAAGATTTTGAGGACAAAGAGATCGATGGAAAAATAGTTCCAAACCGTGCGCGCGGATACTGGGTCGTGAAGGCGAAGTCGAAAATCGACCCGCCCCCTCAAGTCGTGGACCTGTCTCGACGTCCAATTACTGAGGAGAGCGGGGACATCTACGCCGGGTGCTGGTGCCGCGCTTCGGTGATCCCCTTTGCGTATGACGGGACAAGGGCCAAAGGGGTAACCTTCCTCCTCCAAAACGTCCAGAAATTGCGAGACGATGAGCCTTTTGGGGGCGCCTCCAAGTCCGACGCCGCCGATGATTTCGACGACTCGACGAGCGTAGCCGATGATTTCGGTTCGGACGCCGACGACCTCGGATTTTAGTCGTGGAGTGGGTAACAATATCGGACGCCGAGTGCATCGCATCCACGAGTAAGTCTATCCTGGTGACAGCGGATATACTCGAAGAAGAGATCTGGATCCCGCTGTCTCATGTATCCGAGGATTCGGAAGTGTACAAGAAGGGGACCACGGGCGACCTAATAATCTCGGCAAGCATTGCCCGGGAGAAGGGACTCGATTAAAAGTTTGTAGCTCGGGACCCCGCGGGGTCCCTGGCTTTTACCTCCCGCCGACCGCTGCCAACTTGGACCCTCTCCCCGGTTAGGCGAAGTCGGCGGGAGGTAAAAGCCATGCTAGAAAGAATATACATAGATTTCGAGACGCGGTCTGAGGCCGACCTAAAAGTGGTTGGTCAGACCGTGTACTCAAAGCACCCGAGCACACACGTTCTGTGCGTTGCCTACGGCGATGAGACCCGCATGGCTTCTAGGCACGCGCGGTTAGTAGTCCCCAAGTTCAACTTGAAGCACCCAGGGGAGTACGACGAGGATCTAGATTTCGAAGCCCTGCGCAAACCGCCCCCGGTTGCCCGCGAATATGTAGCTCACAACGCCTCGTTTGAGATAGCGATCTGGAAAAACATCATGACACCCCGTTTCGGGTGGCCCGAGCTACCCCTCACCGCCTGGTACGATACCCAGGCCGCTGCCAGTGCCGCAGGTCTCCCCATGGGTCTTGGGTGGGCCGTAGAAGCCCTGGGGCTACCAGTCCCAAAGGACGTTGACGGCGGCGCACTCATGCGGTCCATGTGCAAACCCCGCACCGAATGGCTGACGAAGGGAAAGGGGAAAAAATGGGATTTCGACGCCTCTAAAATAAAGCGCCTGACCGAGTACTGCGAGGTGGACGTGGTGGCCATGAGGGACCTTTACCACGCGATGCCCAAGTTGACTCCGAGCGGTCGTAAACACTGGGTCTATACCGCCACACTCAACCAAAGGGGGGTGCCCGTAAATTCTGAGCGAGCGGCAAAAATAATCGAGTTGATAGATGCCGAGAAAGAACCTGCTACCGCGCGGTTGATTGAGTTGACGGATGGCCGCGTTGCCCGCCCCTCCCAATCCGCGCGGATACAAAAAGAACTTGCACGACTCGGCTTAAACCTCCCATCGATGGGGAAAGAAATACTCGAAAAACTGGACCTGTCCTTAATACACCCACGGGCCGCAGAGTTAATCTGCATTCGCTTAGAGCACGGCAAGGCCAGCGTTACCAAGGCCAAGGGGATCGTCGCCAAGGCAACAGGGGACGGGCGTCTACACGACGAGCACATAGACCACGGCGCCCACACGGGTCGTTGGACGTGCCGAGGCGTCCAGTTGCACAACGTAGTGCGTCCCCTATTCGAGCGCGTGGACATTGAACGCGATGTCCTGCCCGCGATAGACGAGGGAGATGTTGAGTTTCTGCGCCTTATGTATGGCACACCTACCAACGCGATGGTCTCCTCGATGCGGTCTTTGATAGAGGCCGAGCCCGGGCATTTGATCTATTGCGCGGATTACTCGGCGATCGAAGCCCGAGGGACGTTCTGGTTGGTTGGGGAAGAGGGCGTCCTCGAATCCTATAGACAGGGGCTTGACCTCTACAAAGTAATGGCCGCGCAGATCTTCAAGGCCCCCTATTCAGAGGTAACAAAGTTTCAAAGAAATCTCGGGAAACAAGCGATCCTCGCCCTCGGGTATCAAATGGGTGCGGTGACGTTCCGGACCCGTTGTCTCGCCTATGGGATTGAGGTATCGAAAGAATTCTCTGAGATGGTCAAAAACACGTACCGCGATACCTACACCAAGATTCCGAAAGCCTGGTACGCCTTGAACGACGCCGCAATCAAAGCGGTGAAGACGGGCCGGGAAGTCAAGACGAAGTACAAGGGCGTTTCCTTCCGCGTCGAGGGCCGCTGGCTCTGCATGCGTCTTCCGTCGGGTAGAGACCTGCGCTATTGCGATCCGAAGATCATACTGAACCGCTTTGAACGGGAGGCCGTGGGCTTTTGGACGGTCCACCCCGTCTCGAAAAAGTGGATTCAAGATTCGGGATATGGAGGGAAGTGGATGGAGAATTTGATTCAAGGACTATCCGCCGATCTCATGTATTCCGGCATGGTCGCGGCCGAGCGGGAGGGTTACCAGTGCATTTTGACGGTACACGACGAGGCCCTCGCCCACGTCCCGCTAGGGTTCGGCAGTGTCCAAGAATTCGAGGGGGCCTTGGCCACCCTGCCCCCCTGGGCGCTGGGGATGCCGTTGGTCGCGGAGGGATGGGAATCCAAGTATTATGGGAAGTAACGAGGAGAAAATGAAAAAGAAACCTTTCGTCGTATTTTTAGATGCCGGTCACGGCGGATTAATTGACGGGCGCTACGTTACCCCGGGCAAGCGGTCCCCTATTATGCACACCGGGTGCAGGATATACGAGGGGGTGTTTAATCGGTGGGTGTGTGACCGAGCTGCCTCCTATTTATGTATCCCCGGAATTGAGGTCATTTACGATGAGTACAACTATGACAAGCCGATAGGAGCGAGGGTAAGAAGGATAAACGACCTTGACCCCCAGCCCGACCTAGTGGTCAGCGTTCACGCCAACGCCTTCGGCGACGGGGGGTGGGAGGACTCTGTTTATGGACCCCGCGCCCTCGTTGCGCGGTCCAAACCGAGAAAAGCGTACAGAGCAGCGGCAGCCTTCCTGAAGATCTTCGATGGAAAGTACACGAGCATATCTGACCCGGTCCCCCGAACGAGTCAGAGGAGACTGGGGATCCTAGAGGCCACGAAAGCTCCCGCGATCTTGGTCGAATTGGGGTTTATGACCTCCTCGTTCGATTTTCACCGGATGGTGTACAGCTCAGAGCAATACGTGATCTGGATGCAGTCTTGGATCCTCGCTCTGAGGGACGGTGGGTTTTAAAATCAGTGGAAAACCGAGGGCCGGGACACCCCCGCCCCCATTGCGAAGGGATAGAAAATTGGAAGTAGTTATAAAGAGAACCGCGATCGCCATGGTGGTGGTGGCTTCTCTCGCCGCAGCTTACATGTTTGTTGGCCCAGACCAGGGGGAGACACCCCCGACCCAAGAGGACATGGGCACCCCCGATGCCGGGCCCATCGACGCCAGCGCGGAAGAAGCCCCGGCCGTTGCCCCCTACACCCCAAAGGAAGAGGAGGCGGTATCGTACCGGGAAAAGTGGATCCGGATTTTACAGGATTTCGTTTTTGATTATCTTGCCCAAATATCGGGGGCTGGGAATTACAAAGTGCGCCTTGACGATGCGCTGGCCATGGTCCCGATAATGGTTGACGAAGCACTTTCGGCGGGTATGAACCCCATGCTTGTGATCACTGTCGCGGTAACCGAATCCTCATTAACCCCTGGTATACTCGGTTGGGGTGGAGAAATGGGAGTAATGCAGGTCATGCCCAGCAGTCGATACCCAAAGAAATCCCTCGTCACAGTCCAGGGTCAAATAAACGCCGGGGTGCGCAAGCTCAAAGAGGCGTTGGTCGCCTGTCCCAAGAGCACCACGTCCGCCCTCGGGTACTATCTAACTGGCCGATGCGGGGGAGCCCGCAAAGCCGCGACCCGAAGGGCGGAGGAATACTACGAAGCGAGGGCCGTTTATGCCAAAGGGGCGAGGTAATGGGAAGTCGAGCGATAGCCAAGGGAGCGCCGGACGAGGTGACCTTGCGAGAGGCTTCGGAGTCCCTGGGCATCCCCGTCCCGACGATCCGGGAGTGGATACACCGCGGGAAAACAAAGGCCGTTAAAAAGTGGGGAACCCGTTGGTATCTGACCCGGGAAGAAGTCGAAAGGATCCGAACGTGGGCCAGTTAGAGAACCCCATTGAGAGGGAGACTGTCAAACGGTTAAGGGCTTGGGGCTGGGATGTTGTCAAATTGGAGGTGACCCACTGGCCCGACCGAATGGCGGTTTCCAAAAAGGGTACCGTAGCCTTTATTGAATTCAAACGCCCCGGGGGGCGCGTCCGCCCAGGGCAAGCGGCCAAAATCAAAGAGTTGAGAGCAAGGGGAGCGCATGCCTCGGTACAAAACAACGTGTTAGATGCGATCCTGTGGGCCACAACCTGCGATATACTCGATCCCTCCGATGATCTATAAGCCCCACGACTACCAGCGGGCGATCTGCGATTTCGCCTTGTCTCAAGACAGCGCGGGGATTTTCGCGGACCCCGGCCTCGGGAAGACCGCCGCAACCCTCGATTACCTCGACCGGCTGTGGTGGCGGGAGGGGTACATAACAAGGGCTCTGGTAATCGCCCCGCTGCGCGTGTGTTACTCCGTTTGGCCAAACGAGATAAAAAAGTGGGACAACTTCCGCCATCTAAAATGTGTGCTCTTGCACGGCCCGAACAAGGAAACCCGCGCCGCTTCGGAGGCGGACCTCTACCTCTTGAACTGCGAGAATATTTTCTGGCTCCTGGAAAACCCCGAGCTCTTGTCCCGCTTCGATACCCTGATAATCGACGAGTCTAGCAAATTTAAAAACCCGTCTTCAAAGCGGTTCAAGGCCATCAAGAAGCACGGGAAATTCACGCGGGTAATTGAGTTGACGGGAACCCCTTCCCCCAAAAGCGTTCTAGACCTGTACTCCCAGATTTATCTTCTCGACGGAGGAGAAGCCCTGGGGAAAAATATCACCCGATTCAAGGCGCGTTTTGGAACCCCGGCATCCCACAGGGGATTCCATGAGTGGGTCCCGCACCCATGGGCGGCGAATACCATCAAAAAACTAATTGAGCCCCTAGTGATACGTCTCGACGTGGGGGACTATCTGGACCTGCCCGACCTAATCGAGCACGAAGTACTCGTGGATCTCCCGCCGGTGGCGCGGAAAACGTACCAGGAACTAGAGCGGGACTTATTCGCCGAAATCGAGGGGGTCGGCCTGTTACTGCCCAGCAAGGCCGTGGCATATGGCAAGTGCCGCCAAGTGGCCAACGGGGCCGTGTATGTAGAGGGAGACTCGAAAGCCCTCCACAGTGCCAAACTGGACGCCGTGCGAGACCTGGTTGATGAGCTGCAGGGGAAACCCGTACTAATCGCCTACCACTACCGACAAGACCTGGACGTGCTGCTTAAGGAGTACCCGTCGGCCGAGGTCATCGGGTCGGGCGTCTCGGCGAAAAAGAGTGATGAAATCGCCGCGAAGTGGAACCGGGGGGAGGTACCTATTTTGTTGGGACACCCTCAATCGATGGCGCACGGGCTCAACCTCCAGGGGGGAGGCCACGATTTGATTTGGTACGGGTTGACGGATAACTTGGAGGATTATTTGCAAATGGTCCGCCGGATCTATCGACAGGGGGTCGAGGGCAACGTGCGCGTACACCACGTCCTCGCCGCCGATACGGTAGACGAGGCGATTCGTGACCGGATGAAATCAAAGGACAACAGCCAACGGGCTTTGTTAAACGCTCTTAGGAGCTATCAAAAGAGGAGGAATCAATGGGATGGTTGCTGAAAATTCTAGGAACAGTGTTTACCCTCGGGATCCCCGCTATCGCCCGGGCTAGGAGGGAAAAACGAGAGCAGGAAGCGCGTATCCTGAAGGAACGGATACAGGGGAAAAAGGGGGGACCCAGTAGGACATGAACGTTGATATTGCCATAATGAAGCAGCTGGCTGAAACCATTTACAGGATGCGGACCGCGACCGGGGTACCCTACGAAAAGGTTGAAAAGCTGATCGGTACAAGAGCCACGAGGCTGATCATCCGCGCGGATTACAACAACGTGAGGGTAGGCGATCTAATCCGTTTTGCCATGTGCCACGGGTACACCACTAACTTTGGATTTGAGCACCACGCGGCGCGGAGAAACCAAAAGAGGAGGAAACTAGGGGTCTTCGTCATAGCCGCTTTGATACATACGGTGAGCCTAGGGGCCGGGTATTTCCTGGCGCAACTGCTCTAAAGAAGGGTCACCCCCTGCCCCACTCCAAACCCCGCGAGGATGAGCGTCACAAATTTGACGAGGTCCTTTATTGGGACCCCGGCAAGAGAGCTCGTCGATCGCATCGCATCGAGTCGCACTTTAATCACAGCGATGTCCGTTCCCTGAGAGCCGATCAACGTTTTCAGCTTGTCAATCTCGTCGAAGAGCCTTGTTATTGTATCGTCTGTCATTGTCAATACCACACGGCAAACTGGACCTGAACATTTGAGGGGCGGGTTTCGGTGCTCACACGGCCAACGCCGGTTATCGATGAATAGCTACCACTGATGGATTCGCCCACTTGTACCGCACTTGCTTCGAGGGTAGCTGAGGATGCCCCCACGGAAAGGGGCACGTTGTATGCTCCAGCGGGGTCCCCATGGGAGTCAGTTTTAAAGGCTCCAGGCCCGAGAATAACATGGTTGTGCTTTTGTAAGGCGTCCGCCTGCCCATCCCCCAGCAAGCGGCTCGCGCCATCAGGGTCTACGGTGGCCCCTATGTCCTCACCTCTTGCGAAGCGGCCCCGGAAATCTGGGAGGATCAAATATACCCCGGCGGTATTTCGGACCGCCCCCAGCGCGTCGTCCGCTTTGTAGTACGCCCCCGCTGCGGGATTGTTTGGGTCGCCCACATAACAAGCGGCGGCCAGGGCGGGGTAGGCAGAAACTAGGACCCCTTGTCCCTCCAGGTTTAGCAATCGGATACCCGTCGGGATGGTCGTCATGTGGTGCATGACCACCATGCCCGGGTAGCCACAAGTCAGCCGGAGGGAATCATGTATCTGCGAAGCCAGGGAGGTGTCGCTGTTGTTGGTCGGGGTGAGGCCCGCGAGCGCCATACCTCGGGAGAAAAACCCATAGATGTCGTCAACAATACTCTTGGTCCAGGGGGTGCCCGTCCCGTCTCCCGCTGTTACGACGTTTTTCGCCGACCCGTAGGGGTACCCCGCACCGGGGGCCGTGGACCGTCCGGGAAATGCTGTGTACAGATTTTTCATTTTAGCCTTCTTTCGTCCTGCCTATCTACGTTTGCTGCTTCGACTAAGGTTTTTTACGACGGGTTCCGGGTCTGGGTCTGGGTCTGGTTCCGGGTCCTCTACGTTGATGATGATCTCCCCATCCGCCTCATACCTCTCCACCACTGCGTTGTAGACGGCAATGGCGAGACTTTTGTCCTTCGGCTTCAATTTTTCTTCTCCGAACTTTTCTTCAAAGTCATCGCCCATGAATATTTGGGTAGAGTTGATGCCTGGGCGGTTCTCCACCCTGGCCTGGACGCTGGAGTAGTGCTCCAGTTCTACGGCCACACGCTTGGATCGGTAGTCCACCGTTATTGCCGCAACCCGAACGTACTGCTCGGGTTGGTCGTTGCCGTATTTGTCTTTTGTGTTCCGTTTGAATCCCATATCAACCTCCTATATCGTTACCAAGTTGCCACTGGAAATCTGAAATCTTACCGCCGCCCCGTCCGTTTCGATTGTGTAGTCGCTCGTCGACCCGTCGATTGTCTCCGTCCCCTGGGTTGCTATCGTGATTGTGTATGTGGAAGCGTTAAAGCCCGCGTCCTTCACCGTGAAAACCATCCCCTCGTTGGCCGAAGCGGCAAGAAGTGCGCTGGGGACAGTGAGAGTGCATACGCCCGCCGTCGTTCTGGTGACGTGGATGATTTCATCCGTTGCCGCGACATTGGCCGTCGAGGTGGAGACGACTGTGATGTTCTTTATATTTCTAGTCCCTGTTGTTAATGGCAACCACCCAGTATTTCCTGTGCCCGTCTTTTTGATGTATCCAACGCCGCCCGTGCCGTCCAGCGCCAGCGACGCGATCCCCGCCGTGACCGAAGATTCTGGGGTCTCGTCCGTTCGGAAGACGTTAATAGAGCCAGCCGTGTTCTCAAGTTCCAAAATAGAAACCGTGTTGGCCGCGTTGGAATCTACAGCCAGAGTGCCCGCGATCCCGAAACCTTCAGTGGTGCCGATCTGCGCAGATACCAGGGAAGCTGACAGTGCCACCCCCGCCCCGTTATCGTTGGAGAACATACAGTAGCTGGGCCCGACGTAGGGCGAAGTCATCACCCGGCTCGTGCCATCGGATGACACCGCAACAAACAGTCCGTTCCCGTACGTTACCGCGCGCCAGGTATTCGCTTCCGACGCGGCCCTGGCTGTCCAGGTTATTCCGTCCGGCGAAGTCATCACCCGGTTCGTGCCATCGTATGACACCGCAACAAACAGTCCGTTCCCGTACGTTACCGCGCGCCAGGTATTCGCTTCCGACGCGGCCCTGGCTGTCCAGGTTATTCCGTCCGGCGAAGTCATCACCCGGTTCGTGCCATCGTATGACACCGCAACAAACAGTCCGTTCCCATATGTTACCTCGTACCAACCATTCGCTTCCGACGCGGCCCTGGCTGTCCAGGTTATTCCGTCCGGCGAAGTCATCACCCTATTTGTGCCAGAGGATGCAACTGCAACAAACAGTCCGTTCCCGTACGTTACCGAGCGCCAAGCATTCGCTTCCGACGCGGCCCTGGCTGTCCAGGTTATTCCGTCCGGCGAAGTCATCACCCGGTTCGTGCCATCGGATGACACCGCAACAAACAGTCCGTTCCCATACGTTACAGCTTGCCAACCATTCGCTTCCGACGCGGCCCTGGCTGTCCATACCCCAGAATACGCCTCGACGGGTGCGGAAACTTTAAAGGCCCGTATTTCCCCCGTTGCTGGGTCCAGGATCAAAGAGAAGTCCTCGTCATCTACGGTGACCACTCTCTGTACCCCTGGCTCCGCATCGTAGGCGTCTTCCAAGGACCCGCCACCTTCCGCCGCCGCCCACTTCATCCCCGTAGCCTGGGCCGAGTCCGCAGTGAGAACGTAGTCGTTCGTGCCAACGCCCAGACGTGCTGGAGTGGCACTATCCGTGGCAGCGATTATGTCCCCCTTGGTCGTGACCAGGGACTTCATTATCGCACCTGCCGTAGCAACGTTGCTAGAATCCGTTACGTCCGCACCGTCTTCGACGTTAAGAAACGACAATACCTGCGCCTTGGTCAGTTCCTCGGCGAGTCCAGCTCCAGCCGTTACACGGCCAGCAATCCTTGCTGTGGCTGAAAAATCAATTTGAGTAATGTCATAGTCGGACGCTGTCGCAACCACAGCGCCAGTTCGGGAAAAGACCGAATCAACCGCTCCCCCACCAATCCCAAGGTCCGACTGCATCTCAGCAACGCTTCGGCCTTCGAGGCCATCGGCAGTAAATTTGGCGAAATCGCCGGAGACAATCGACCCGTCCACCGTGACAAGATGGTTGTCCGTGATTCCGTGCTGGATTTGGTGTGCGTGGTCCGCACGGGCTAGTGAGTGAGACGTTCCCACCGCCGCCGCCTGAACCCCGGCGATTTCTGCCGCCGCTGCGGTATCCACGGCATCCGACCCGTCTTCTGGATCGTGACTGTCCTTGTGCGCCTGCGGGGCGTTGCTACCAGTCACGTCCGCCCCATCCGCCACACCAATCATTGTCCGAAGCGCGGTGGGGGTGATTTCCTCGATATTTCCCGCACCAGCAGAATCTCTTCCAAGCAGCCGATCCGTTGCACTTACTTGTTGTATATTTGCATAGGCGACAGTATTAGAGGATATTTGGCTCCCAGTGATGGTTCCGATCAAATCTCCCGTTGCACCCGTGACCGCGATTGTCGCTAACTCCCCTGTGTCAAGCGTGGTTTTTACCCAAACCGCCGTCGTTGGCGTAGCATCTACACATCGATACGCCTCATCGCCTGTTACGTCGATCCATAACGACCCTACTGAGAAAACCCCATTGCCGCTTGTATCCGCTGAGTCGTCGTTGGCCGTAGGTGCCGCCGTCGCATTCAGTTTGTTCGCGCCAGTCGGCAGGTTCAAATCAGACCTCAACTCAGCGACGGTCCGACCCTTTAGGCCCGACGTCGTGAACTGTGCATACTCCCCGTTATTAGCTGTTTCGTCCATAGTAACCAGAGCATTGTCTGATATGCTGTGCTGTATTTGATGGATGTGATCAGCCAGTGCAAACGCATCCGACGAACCCGTGCCAGCCGCCTGCACTCCCGTAATCAGTGCCGCATTTGCTGGTGTCAAATTTGCCTGTAGAACGTGATAATAATTGGCGGCAGCGCCGCCCTGAATCCCTCCCAGATCGTTGTGGTTTGCGGGGGTGGAACCGATAAACTGCTGTTCGTTCAGCATGTCGATCTCAGTAAAAGCCGATGCACTTTTCGCTATGATTATTTTCGCTCTGATAGACCCAAAATTCAATACGTGAACTGGCAAAGTAGAAGGCGGCGATAACGTTTGAGCCTCCGATAGCGTGTAGCTACCCTGCCCGTAGAGCACGTAAGTACTACCATTGCTACCCTTGTATACCCAATGCACCCCGTATTGCGAATTAGATAGAGTTGCCAGCCCTGATGAAGTGTCGTTGTACTGTAAATTATCTATTTGGGTCTGGCTTGACTCTACCCAAGCTGATCCGTTGTAATAGTAGTATTCGAACGTGTCTGCTACGGACGTGTCAATCGCATCGGACGTGAGGTCATTGAGCCCGTAGTACATTAAACCCGCGCTAATCGCAATATTTCGCGTGCCAGTCGCAGTGACCGTACCCCCAGAAACAAAATGTAATGGTGACTCTAATGTGTGGTGTAGATCTACTCTGTGCCCAAGATCCTCAACTCGGTGTCCGCAGCGGAGAATGTCCAGCGTGGTCCCCTCTCGGAATACACAGGAGTGTTTAATGATGTTGTACCCGTTGGACGTATCGGTCACCGACGAGGTAACCGTTGGTGAACCAGCGTTGTAGTTTATCAGGATATAATTTATCGTCCCGTCAGTGAACGTCAAACCTGTTTCGGCTGCGATCTGGTTACCGTTCTCTGCGGAGAAAATCGCATTGACCCCGGTGGGTGAGGCTGTAGTTTTGAGGATCACATCCAGCACCGCGATATCAACCGTGCCATCGAGATTGTCAGTGACCGCGCCCCCAGCCATGATGCCAGCACTTTGGGTCTCGTCATAGGTGCTCTCAGATTTTCCTACAGCGGGGGTTTCGAAAGTAGGTGCCGCTGCCACACCATGGCAGGTCAGCACTTTTCCCTCTGCCTCCAACGGTAGTTCGATCACCTGACCAGATCCATTTGTGTGGATTACTTTCCAATTCCCAGCAGTATGATCTGATGTAGAAGTGATGGCGTGAGACCGGGCATGCCGTGCGGAGGTGTTGGCCGCAACATCCGTCGCGATGTCAATCCCATCGACTGTGCCAGATAGTACGATATTTCCGGTAATTCCGAGATTGGTTCCGTCATATGTCAACCCGGTGGTCCCCTCGATAGTCCCGTCTCCCGTCCAGACTCCGACTTGGTTATCGACAGGAGTCCCGACCTTTGATACGTCTCCACTACCACCACCACCACCACTGACAGCCAGCCAAGTAATGGGTCCGACTCCAGTCAATTTCCAGACGCTGTCATCGTCCCTCTGATCCGCGTACTGCCCTATATTGGCCGAGGTCAGTGTAATAGACGACAACTCGTTTGTTCCGGCTATCCGGTTCGCCGCGTCCGCGTACGAGAGATTAGAAGGGGCATGCCGAGCCCCGTGTTGTAAGAGTGAATGCGGTATCGTCATTTTTTTATCCCTCCACGACGTATTCTCCCGTGAGATCATCCACCACGAGATCTAGGGTATTGTCGTCAATTACATTTTCCGCGAGTTTGTTTTTGAACCAGTTACGGCCACTTCGCTTGGCGTAGGCCTTTTTGAGCCTTACCTCTATTGACCGGATCACCAGGACGGCCTGGCGGGTGGCGTGGACCACGGGGTCAGCGTCCGAGACGACGATCACCGCCTCGCGAGTGGCGTGAAGTACCGCATCGTCAAGCGCTAGGGACCGGATCACCAGGACGGCCTGGCGGGTGGCGTGGACCACGGGGTCAGCGTCCGAGACGACGATCACTGCCTCGCGGGTGGCGTGGACCACGGGGTCAGCGTCCGAGACAACAACCACCGCCTCACGAGTGGCATATAGATCCGGGAGTGCCACTAGGCCACCACGGTAATGCCGGCGGTTAGAGCGTCTACGTCCGCTTTTTCCCAGGCGGCGCCGCCCTCGGGATTCAAGGGTCTCAGATCATACTGAGTAGAATACGACGTCAGGGGCGTCACCGCCGTGTCTGTGTAGGTAGTACCGGCTGGCTTCCAAATGTGGGCTGCCGTCCTGGCCCCTGCCCCAACCAACTGCCAAACAGTCGCCATGGCCACCCCATAGATAGTGGCGGGGGTTACTGTCAAATTCTCGAACCCGTGGAGACTGATGTCAGCAGGCGTTTGGCTATGAACGTATGTCGTATTCGCATCATCGTTTGCCGTTAGCGGGTCATCAAGACACTCGTACCCGGATGTAGCTCCAACCGAGGTAAAGTCCTCGGTTATGTCTGAAGTCGGAAGTAGCGTATCAATCACAAAATCAGTCGCCAGTTGAGCGTTGAAGGGAGCCGACCCAGCGTCATCACAGACAAGGAAATCGTCAAACCAATTCCCCAGTTGGCATGCGCTGTACCCCTCAAAGCCATATATTCTAAACTTGGTAATATCTATCGACGAAACAGATGTATCGAGTCCCGTTAGGTTGAAAATTGTCACATTGTCAATTATCAGGTCGGCGGTACCTGCGCTCGCGTGAGACCGTACAGACAGCTTTATATGTTGCCACTGTTCGATCTTTATGACATCCGCGGAAGTAGTGTGCACTAAGGCCCCAGCACTGTTGTATACGTACAAGGCACCGTCCGTTCCGCATTTGATCCGCAGAACTAGGTCTGTACTGTTATTGTAAAATTCAAAAAAGTTCTGGGTAGTGTCCCCAAAGGAAGCTATCTTCTCGGAATACGATATATGAACGACAGACCCGGACGTCTGAAAATTACGGGATGCCCATAAATCACCATCGGACAGGTCGCCCAGGGCGATCCCTCCATGACCGGGAAACCTACCATACCCCGCCCCCGCTGTAATATCTGCCTCTTTTACCACGGAAATACTCCACCCCTCCTGCCTCATGCCCACGCTATCACCGTAAAAATCACAAGAGTCGATCACTCGCTGTGCCATCATTCCACCTCATACTTTAGCGCTACATGGGTCACTGCGATTGACTCCGCGTAGTCGTTGGTTATCGTTTTTCTTTCGATCTCTAAGTGACCCAGAGTGCCCTTGGCTAGCCCTGGGATAGTGGCCGCAGCACTCCAAGGAGTCCGATATAAATCATATTGAGTGGCTACCCCTTCAACCACTAGGTCAATAATATCCGAGGTTACCTCACTCCCGTAGGACCCCAACAATGAGTCCCCCATGCCCCGCGCGTATCCAGCCATTGCGAACGATATTGCTTCCAGCCCGGCCGGGGGAGTTGATGCGGACACCAGCCCCCAAACCTGGAAATGTATGCCGGACGAAACCTTCAGGTCCAGGGGGAACGGGACCTCAATTACTATCGATTCTCCCACGTCAAAGCGCCGCCCTTGAACCGTGGCATCTCCCTGGATAAACAGCTCTTCGGCATCGGGGGCCGAAGCGCCATCCACCCCCATTCCCACTGTGTAGTAATCAAAGCGGTCCCCGCTGCCCATGGCCTTCCAAACTATAGGGGAATAAGAGGTGAGCATCCAGGTCGAATTGTCATCGTCCTGCTTGGCGTATTGCCAGAGATTCGCAGCGGTCAACGTGATCAAACTGCCCTCGTTTATCCCCGCCTCCCTGGAGGCCGCGTTTGGGTAGGATAAATTGTGTGGGGCGTGTCTGGACCCTACCACTACCTCGCTATGCGCTTTGTCTGTAGCCATTATTGAACCTCGTAGAGTCGGGTACCCGTTCCGAGTGCGTCCTCGTACAGGTATTCAAGAGACGCATCCTCGTAGATGTATCCCGAAACATAAGTCACCAAAAGCCCGAGCCATAAGTGCTCGGGACAAATACTCAAAAGTAGATCTTCGAAATCTTCTTTTTTCTCAAGTGGGATAAAGACTTGGTCGCCGAACGTCGCGCCGCCAACGTACATAAAGTATGGCCAGAGGTCAGGGTCCTCGGGTACCTCGTACTCGATTCGATAAAACTCTAGGCCGTCGTAGTTCCCGCATTCCGCGGTCGCCTCCCCACATTCCATCAGGGTTTCGTCGCACCCGGTCACGTAAGCGGGGCGCGCGATATAAAGCTTGTTGACAAGAGCGTACCCGGTAGCGCTCTTGAACGCCCCACACTCCGCCAAGGGCTCTCCGCACTCCATCTCTAAATCGTCGCAACCGAGCTGAATACCGACTAGTGTCGTACGCGGGTTCCGCGCCGTCGGGACAGTGTCCGACCACCAATCGTGGACATAGACAGGGTAACCAGACGCCTGCAGAACGTCTTGGATGTAGCGAGGAGACTGGCCGCCCTGCATCTGCAGCCACCCGGCCATCCTCGTTATTTTCTCCGCGTCGGTGAACCCCGTGCGTTTCACGCCCTGGACCGCGTCCCAGGCGTTCATCTGCCGGGTGTAAGTGGGGAAAGCATCGAGCCAAAGCAGGTCGAAATAGGTCCGCACTGGGTCAAAGCTCGTACCGATCGCCTCGAACAGATAACGCAACGGCTTCGCGTTCGTGATGTCCCACAACGGGGTCCTAGGTAGGAGCGCTTTAAGTGAACGAAACACTTACACTTGCTTTCTCGCCCATCCCGAGCGCTCGAACTATTATAGAATCGCCGCCCTCAGCCACGGTCACGCTAGAAATTATCCCGTTGTATGCGTCCACGACATCCTGCGCCGCGCTGGCCACTGCTGTCGCTGTAATCCGGTCCTTCCGAGAGTCGAGGGTAAGCCCATGGACGTAGGGCTCACGGCTGGCGAAATACGCTTCAATCGCCGTTTCAATCTGGTCTTCTACGTCGGCCTGATCATCCGTAACGGTCAAGCCATTAACAACGGCCGTGAATGCAGTGCGGTAAATGGGGTTGACCACGACAAAAGAACTGATTGGCCTACGCGAGGCAAGCCCCCCGTCGTCAAGTTCGATAGCCACCTCGACCGCCGTCAACTGGGAGGCTGTAGGTATGCCGTTTGTCTCGGCCGCCGCGGCCACATAAACCTGGACGATCCCCGGGTCCCCCTTGTACGGGTACACGGACGTAATCCCGTCAACTGTTTTCGCCCAAAACTCGTAGTCTACCGCGGCCCCGCCCTGCTTGCGCTTGCGCGACCGGTTGTAGACCCGGGCCCTGTACTCCGCCTCGGTTTCCCCGTCTACCGCGTGGTCTACCTCCGAGGTGACCGTCGCAATTCGCGAAACGTTTTCAGTGGGGCTTACAAACTCAAGTTCGTCTCCTACCGTCAAATTCCCCTGGATGCCCTTGCCGCTGTTCCCGTCCGGATCCCCGTTCGCTCGGACGAGTACGGACTTCGTCGCGGCGTCAAGGGCCACGGCACCAACCGTCAGGTAAATGACGCCCGAGGAGGTATTCCGAAGTTGAGTGTTGTTCGCCAGAGTCCCGGTCTGCGTCGTGACTGTCACCAGTACATAGTAGGAGGCGCGCGTGGCCGCCGTTGGGTCTGGCTCGCCATACGCACGTCCCCACTCTATCAGCGGCACTATCTTTTTCCCGTTGATCGTCGTCTCCTCGTACGAGGCGTACTTGACAAACATGTTCAGGACGAGGGCGCCGCCGTATTTGTAGAGGGTCGTTATCAGACCCGCCAACACTCGGGACAGGACGCGCAAAAAGGATTTATTCGAAATCGGGACGGTGATGCCAAACTTGGATTCAAACTCGCCGACTATCCCGGATTCAATAGCTGCGGTCGTTGGGATCGTTGCGCTCATACCCAATCCCTTTCTATTCTTACGTCCCCGATCTGAATGTTGATCCGGTTGGGCTGGGGGATCGTTATTTCGACGTCTCCGAAATCGGCATACCCTGCATCCTCCAAGTCCTTCCCAGCTGCCGCTTGCACTCGGATGAGATTGCCAGAGGTCAGAGGAAGGGTCCGCACAAGGTCTTGTGTCCTGCTTTTGTAACTCACGTCACCAATTAGGTTGCCCCACCATTCTGGGTCTTGCTGGCCCCCAAAGAGAGCGTGTAGGAAATCCGTCTCGGGACCGTCCGTCAACCGGACCTCTCCCGAGTAAGGGCCCCCCGCACTCTTGCGACCGTCGATAACGATGTTCCCCCCGTTTTCGTCCAATGTCATAAGTACATCACTCATTGAGCGCTCACTTTCGATTGACCTGCGTCCACGACTCCCACCGGGCCCTCAATCGTCCCTATCCCGCCACCGGAGGCCAAAGTACCCGTGCAAAACATCGAATCTAATTTATCTCCCGCTCGCATCGGGGAGAGGCCATCGACTAAGACCGAGGTTGCAGTCGGAGGTATTGTGTTCCCCGGTATCGACAGGACAGAACCGGGTACGAACCCAGGCCCCGAACCTCCTGTAAAGTTAAACGCAAGCGGCCCTCGGTAGACTTGAGAGCCCCCGGCAAGCACTGTCGCGGAGGGAGCGGAGACGGGGACAAATATCCCGCCAGTGATCGTGCTCCCCACTGAATGGCCGAGGCGACCGGCGGTGTTCATGATGGGTTTCAAACTCACGGCAGAACCTCAAGATTCCCGTTGATAGTGACTTTCCCACTGGTCGCCATCGTGAAAGTTCCGGACCCGTTTGAAATCTCGATAGACCCGTCAACATTCAGAGTCACCCAAGCTTTGGGGGTCCCCGAAGAACCACGGGAATAAATGCGCTTTTTCCCCTCTACCCCGTCCGGCGTGCTCTCGTCCAATGTCCCCACTACGATTGGGCCCCCGTTCAACACCGCACTGACCACCACTACCAGATCGCCCACCTGCGGCATTGAGTCTTCGCCCGGGGGTAGGTACAATTCGGCATCGTCGAAAGACTCGTTGCCCGGATCAACCGTAATGATTCGGACCCCGTCGACTACCGCCGTTTTTACAACGCGCACTATTCGTCCCATGGGTATTTTCCGATCTTCTCGCTGGCCGTAAATGAGCCGGGGAGAACCACTTGAAGAGCTGCCTTTTCGCTGTCTTTATTTTGAGTCAGAACTACGGACCGAATCAGAAAAATAAATTTCCGATAGATCATCACCCCGGGGGCGTATACCTCCACAAAGGTGTTGGGCTCCCACAGTCTCCCGTTCTTGTCGCGCCACGTGGCAACCTCGATGTCGTAGGAGACGACGTTCCCGATCATCCTGGAAACCTTCGATTGCACATTTGTCTGAATGTCAAGCTCCAAGTTGTCCTTGACGTCGTAGATAAAAGGTCGAAACACGTTCCCAATGTGGGGGGTATGAACCGTAAAAATTTCTGTCTTTTTCGACTTCGGGCGGATTGGTTTGACGCCTGTCACCTTCGAAAAATACTCACGGGGCTTGATTGATGGACGGATCCCCATCATCGGGGGTAGTCCCCAGGACAAGCGGGCAACCGTCGATCCGTCGGTCTTCGCCGCCTGAAAAACGAGGTCCCCGTTTTTGGAGCTGGTAATCAGCTGGCCTTTGGCCTTGGCTAATTCAGCCAACGAAGGGAGGATTTCGCCCGTCCCTATTTTCGCCTTTTCAAAGGGCTTCCCTGGGGCAACCCCGACCGCTTTGACACGGATCCCAAACGGATCACACAAGCGCTTTGCTATCTCGTGCAACGTCAGCCCCTTCATCTCCAAGGGGTAGCTGGCTTGGTCCGGCGGGCATTCCGAAAGGACGCCAGGGGTCGAATAGATCCCAAGGGCTACCATGTTGGACGAGTCGGTCAACTCGGGTACGACGGGGACCGTGGTCCCTGTCACGATGGTCTCCCCACCAACCGATACGACCGTGCTCTGGTACCCGAGCGGCTTGAAGGTTTCCCGCTGCGAGGGGTCCGTAGGGTCGAACGGTCGAGAAACCTGGACCGTGTCGATACTATCGATCGCCCTGGCGATTTGAGCCGTGGACCACGTGTCAAAACGCTTCCCATCGACCGATATGGAAATAGACTCAGACACTGTAATAAACCAGCTCTCTACCAGCGGGGATTTCTACCAGCTCATCCCCCGTGAGTTTGTTGGACGAGATGAAGAAATCTTGGACGTCGTTTTCAACGGACCCATAAAGCTCCGCACACACCTCGATAAAATGCCGAGGCCCCTGAGTTACGTAGGAGCGTCCACGGGCGAGGGAAAA